CTACGAATCATTCTGCCCTCACCCTTTGGGGCGCCTTTGAGTAGTTTGATTGAATCCGCTACCGAACGATTGAACTTATCTTTTTGAAAAGCACCCGTTCTTGGAATTTGTGCCATGCGTTGAATCTGAATTGTCCTTGCTGAAGTTGGCGCACCTTCTAATACTTCAGAAAGATTCTCCTGTCGTGCTTGCGGAAGTTTTGGTGCCGCCGCAGGACGCATTGCCCGTCTAATAAGTTCTAAAGGACCTGGTATTTCAAATAGTTGAGCACCACAAGTGGAAAAACGGTTATCTGTGAACCTTCCACCAAATTCAAAACCAGCAGGGCATCGTGCTTGACGTCTACGATTTGGCTTTAACCTACTAAGCACACCCTGACCACCACCAGGAATTAGGGCGCCGTAAACTCTCGAACGAATCGGTGAAGTGATTGGAGAAATATTTCCCGGGGTTAACGCTGAACCAATGCCTTGCAATGCTCTTCCCGCACTTGAACCAGAACCAATAATTCCTGCTTTTTCTTCTAAGCCCTCTGAATCGTCTTTACCTACTCGGTATCCACCGCCGCGTTTCTTATATTCACGAACAAGCCAAGCATTCGCATAAGCAGACGGGTAAACATTAAATTTCTTTTTTGCTTCCGCTTTCACTCGTGCATAAAGTTCGGAGTCAGTCGGAATATTGACACCCTTGATTTCGTTTTCTTCACAACAAGATGTGACTACATCAGATTTTATTGTGGACACATTGATTGGTTTCTTATCCACACGAGTTTGAGAGTTTTCGGCTCGGCGTTTCCTGCTCACAGCGGAAGCAATTTGCTCAGCAGTCATACTCATTGCCCTAGATTTTTTTACACATTTTGGATACTTCCCCGAATTTGCGTCCCCACGACCGCAAGACTCAAAGCCTCCACCCTTCTTAGGGCGAGAGATGTCAACCCATTCTTCTTCAAACCATTTACCTAAACCACCGCGCTTAGTTTCATCGCCAATAAAAGTTTCTGCACCTAAACGAGAAATACGGGATTTTAAGTAAAGTTTTGCTTTAAAGTTTAAAAGAGCCCTATTTCCGTCTAAGGGTGTTTTGCGAACATTAGATCCTTTGGTGAAAAGAAACTTTGTTTTTGCGTTCTCAGGGTCAAAAAATAGTTCTTGTCCTAATGCAATATTTGTTCTTTTCATTTTTGTTTTCTCGCGCATAGACATGCGGAGTTTCCTCGCAAAATATTCAAAATCTTGATTGAGGTGATTGCTCATTTTTGTCAGTTCTTTGGGTGCTAATTGATCTGGTAGGGATTAATCCCATTGCATGTTGGGCACCAACCTACTACCCCAAGAATATCAGGTTCGAAGCCTTTGTAAATCTCTAAGCATTTGGCTATGTGCTGTTTTTTCATGTCAATGATTCTTTCTCTATTTTAGTTGTGTCGCCCACATCTAATGTGCCACTTAACTCCGCAACCATGGTGTCATCAATTTCTTTCTGTTTTTCTTTTTTCTCTTTACGCCTTTTTAGGTTCGCTAGAACAAAGTTTCTTGCATCAATTGAGGCATCTTTCTCAAGTTTTGATGCAATTGCGTCTAGTTGCTCTTTTCTTCGGCCAGATATTTTTCCTCTCTTTTGAAGAGAATCAGTAGCGAATTCCAAAACTTGAGCACCACCAGACCTCAATAAAACCAGGCTCATTAATGTGGAGTCAGTGAGTGACCCTGAACCGTCCGCATGCATGTAATCCAATACTTGCAAAGCCGCGAGCGCTGTCGCTTTTGCTCCGTTCCTTACGTTTTCGGTTTTCAGAATGCCTTTAGCACCGTCAATCATCTTCCCCGCAAAAGAGGCAACTTCCTTTGCTGCTGTTTCTGCACTAGGTATCAAACAATTAGACATTTGCATGTCAGTAAATTGATTTGCGTTTGGAGTACCCGGCGGGCATCGCAATTTACCTAGCGCATCCACTATCACACCAGCCGCACGAGCAGCACGTGTTCCAACAGAATCTAGATCGGGTCTATCTTTTATGGTCGGTCCGAGGAACCCTTTAAAAAGTAAAAGATTTTCTTGAACTACCGCAACGGATTTGCGATACTCTGCGACTCTTTCGTTTGCGTCAAAAGCGCGAGACGATTTAATCATCGCCTCTCCTTATCAGTCGCTTGAGTCTGACGCTTTATTGATTGTTGACATTGGAACCACATCATCATCCTCTACTTCTTTTTTCTTAGAAGCCTTTTTGGGTTCCACTTTTTCTTCTACGGCTTGTTCAACGACTACTGGTTCTTCCTTGACTTCAACCTCAACAACAGCAACCTCTACTTCGGGTGTCGCTACCACAGGGACTTGTTCTTGTTTTGTGTCAAAAAGAAGCCCTGAAGTGTTGACTGAGTCAACAGGTTGATTCAGTTTTCTCATTTGTCAAATCCTGTTTCAATTTCGAGCATTTCAAGTTCCATCAAACTGCTCAAGAACTCTTTTGCTTCATCGTCAAGAAGAACTTTTTCATTTGGTTTTTCTGAAGTCCATGATTCTGGGATCATGTCTTCTTTCCCAAGTTCTTTGGCGCGCTTCATGCAATGCATTTTTGCTTCGTCTTGGTCTTTCGCACGACCGACAGCCATAATTGCCATCTTCAAGTCCTCTTCGTCCTTGATTGGGTAAGAGCCGTCTGCCATTGCCATTCCGCCCTTAGCCATTTCCATGCGCTCATCTTCGCTGTACATTGCTTTCAAGGCAATGTCGGCTACTTCTTCGTCAATGTCGGCTGCTTCTTCTGGCTCGTATTCATCAAAGCCGAGAATTTCACCGTCAACCCCAACATAAACATCGTAAGATTTTCCGTCTACGCCTTCAATTTCAACTGCGTAAGCGTCGTATCCGTCAAACATATCTGCATCAACAGAAACAACTTCACCATCAATTGACTTTGTTGCGATAGCAGAAGCCTCACTGAACGAAATAACTTTCTGACCAGGAACTGTTGCTACTTCACCGATCAAGTCTTCGTTGAGAAGATGCCAACCCATACATTCTCCGCTTGTTCCGTCAAAGTAAGCCTCAACAGGTTTTCCATCTTTGCGTTGAACATCAACAACAAAAATATCAACTTCATCTGCGTAGCCTGAGTCAAGAACTTTTCCTGCAAACATGCTCTCAGCCATACCTTCAACTTCTAGAAGACTTGGCATTGTGTCTTGTTGTTCACATCCACCTGGGCATGATGCACAAATTTCTGAACCGCCTGCGTAAACCCGACGCTCAATAGCGCAAACAAAAGCAAGATCGTCATAGTCTGCTGACTTGACGCCCATTGTTTCCATACGCTTTGCTCGAGCCTTTTTGCGTTGCTCCATCATTTTTTCAATCTCGCCGTACATCTTCTCTTCTTCCTCGTCAAGATCTTCTGGCATATCCTCTTCTTCGTCGTCCGTCTCTTCTTCTTCGGCGACCATTGGCATTGCTGGCTTCTTTTTCTTTTTAGGAGCAGGCATTTCTTCGTCCTCTGCCATTTCTGTTTCCTCATGTGCCATCTTTGCTACTTTTTCATCCGAGGCTGTAACCCATTCAGATTTTTCGGTTGCTACTTCGGGTGCGACATCAGCAGGTACGGCTTCTTCCGTTTGCGTGACAGCCTTTGCTCCACACTTGCCACAAACTTTTGCTCCCGGCTTGTAGCCGCAATCTTTGAGTTCCAAACCTTTTGCGCACTCAATTCCGCCGTCTGCTAAAAGTTTTACTATTGGTGTCGTATCAGCCATGTTCGTGGACTCCTTATAGTGCATTGTTTTCGCAATGCACCGTGATGGATTAGAGCAAACAGAGCAAGGTGTCAAGCGTTTTTCGCCTGACATCAAGCACTGATATTTTGCCGTTTTTTGTGGTAAACCTGTTATTGAAGTATAACTCATCTTAGTCTTTTGTTTTTGCTACAAATGTAACCAACATAAAAATGTTTTTATTATTTACATTATGTCCATGATGTTGAGCAGTGCGTCAAACGCATCATCTTCAACACCATCAATTTCAACTCGTACACCTTCTTCCGTAACCTCTGATTTGATTTGGTAGTAATCCAAAATTGGATCTAAAAGTTCTTTAACTTCATACAATGATCGTTCTGGGGACGAAATCATAAGCGTTTCTTTTTCGTCAGTTTGTAAGGATTTGGCTTCAATATCAGACAAAGCACCACCCGCACTCAACACCTCTTTAAGGAGATTGAAGGCGTTTTGTAGTTTTGCCATGTTGCGAGAGTTAATTACCCTGCCTGCTTTGACTTCGATGTCTTCATCAGCATCTTTGCCCATCAGTTCAGAAATAGCCGCCATCAACATTGGAATCATGCTTTGAGGACTCATGCTTTCCCCACCACCACATCCGCAGTCATGTTCTTTTTCTGAGTCGTAGTAAGGCATTTCCATGACGCCACCTTTATCGTCATCGCCTTCCATGACCCAATTATCTTTGTCTGCCATGTAGTTGATGAAATCTGGTTCCGAGTTCATGAACTCTTTAAGAGCCTCATAAGCCTTTTCGTTGCCCTCGTCTTCGTTCTCAAATTCAACATCTTCAAGTTGCATTTCTTCTTCGCCTTTTGGTTTGTCTTCCTCGGCAAGGCGACTAGCAAGTTGTTCCATCATTTCATATCCCTTTTCTTCGCTGTCAAGGAAGTCAAAGATTGATTTGATGTCTTGTTCGTTAAGGGAATCCAAAGATTTCCCTGGCTTAAGTATTGACCCCAACCGCTCACTGAACTCCGAGTCGCTCCAATTGTTCTTCTTTAACTTGCCACGGCAGTTCTTCATGCCGGGGTGATGGCACCCTTCGTTCGGCCAGAGACCAGTGGTTTCGTGGTGAAGCCAAGCGCAAATATTGCTCAACGGGTACAACTCAGGGTGGTTTGCAAGAATCACTCGGCATCGTCGGAAACCGCCTGGCTTGCGCATAATTGGGCGCCAGTAGCGCAATAACTTTTCAAGGTTGCCCCTACGAGGACCGTACCCACGAGTTCTTGCAGTGACAATTTCTTGTGGAATGATTCCACCAAGAGGGTCAGCCTTCTCTGGGGACTTTGGTTTCACACCAGCAGGCACCTGAGGGTCTTGTTCCATTCGGTATCGGTCTTCAAAACGACGTTCACCATCAGAGCCACTTGGCTTATCTCCATCAACATTGACATACACGGTTTGTGGTTTAACTCTTGTTGGTTCACCAAACATGAACTGATCGTCTTCGTAATGATAAGAGAGACGCATTGTGACTATCTCGCCTGTTTCTCCACGATGGTCAAAAATGACGCTGTTCTCGTCAGATTCCCTAACCCGCACTGAGCCACCAAACTTTTTTGCTAAGGCGTATGGAAGGTTTTCTTTGCGTCCCTTTTCGGGCATCGGAGCATTGACAGCGTCATCGTTGCCGTCTTCTTCTGACTCCTTGCGAGGCTTTTCTTCTTCAGGCTTTTGTCTTGCCATACCGCTTTCCAAAATTCGCATCAGCAACGAACGACCTTGTTCTGTGAGTTTGCCATCTTCGCCACGCATCTCACCTTTAATGCTTTCGTTGTTATCTTGCCCTTCAACTGATTTGATTGAAATAGTGCCAGTGAGTTGATTTGCGCCGTGAAGAACAGGGCTTGCTTCGTAGAGTTCAACTTTTTTAAGAACATTGGCTTGACGCTTAGGATCAAAATCAGCGTCAAGTGTTTTGTAGCCGATAGACCATTCTTGTTCTTCGCCAAAGAAGGCAACATCAGCGAAAGCCTGTTTGCCTCGTTCTGACTTCAGATTGAATTGAACCTTGGCGTAAAGACCACCAATTCCCGCGGCACGCATCTTCATTGGGAGCCTTGGATCTGACGCCGGCACTTCGTACATGTCAAGAACTTTGCCGATTGGCTCATTCCAGTTGTGACCCCATACAACCCGTGGTTTACGCCTTTTTAGGCTTTCGTTGAAAGCACCTGGCACGATGATGTCACCAACGGAGTCCTTGTTCCCAATGCCAGCAACAAAACATTCAACTACTCCAAGTGCTTCGTCAATGTTGAATTGACCTTGTAGCGCTTTGTATTGTTGTGATTCAGATATTGCTGTTGGCATGATGCTCCAAAAATGTTTGTTTATTAACAATAAACTATTTGAAGCCCCAAAAAATGAACACTTTCAGTATATCAAGGGTATTTTACTGAAACTAGTCCTCGCTAAATCCAAAACGAAGACGGCAACGACAATTGAATGTGAGAGCAGGTGGGGCTATTGGATCGCCAGGGAAACGCAACATCATCCCGTCAACAACAAATCCATCACCAAAATTCACTGTCTTGCCTTCAAGAAACTTATGAGCAGTACGAACACGGGAATCTTTTCGGGTCAACCAAGTCTTCGTGAAACCACCAGCACTGTCTTTGCCCGCCAAATAC